GTTGCTTGTGCTTCGATATCTGTTCCACCTGTGAAAGATAGAGAAATATCGCGCCCTGTGATTACTACGGTTGCCATATTATTTTCCTTTAGTTTGTTTGTGTATAGTAGGTGGAAACTCTGATATCGGCCGCTAATACATTAGATGGCCCTACTTGAGTTACCGTTGGTCGTTCAACTGCCCCGATCGTGTACCCTGCTGGGATTACTTTCAGAACACTTATAATTAACTGCTCGAGATTGTCGAGCGATGCTGGGTTGGAATTGTAAGCAACTGCAACCGTAATAATAAGATTTATCTTAAGATGTAACGTGGACTTGTTGATGGTTTCCAAATCAAGATATGGCGCGTCTGGGACTGTCACCACGAAAGGAACCATAGGAGCCTCTGGAACGTAGGCGTAGACGTTGCCTAGGACGCCTGTAAGAGCTGTGGCTAGTGGCTGGCGTACTGAGCTGAGGATCGTGCTGGCTGTCATTACTGCACCATAGAATCGGTGTCAATAAACGGGCCTAGGAGCCCTGACACTCTATTGAAAAGACTGCGGCCTAAGCGATATGGGCTCACCTGTGTGAAGTCGATGCCCTCGATCTGCCCACCTGGAGCGATTCGAGATTGAAATACTTCTACTGATACTGCTAGGACTGCTGACTCGACTGCGCTGTTACCGACATAAGTGGCCGCGCCTGAAAGAGTGGCAAGTCCTGAAGGAATGACCTTGCGCTCTGTAATGTCTGCGTTAGTGATGGCTACTGTGAAGAACCCGTTGAATTCTCTATATGAACCATCTAAAAATATGCGCGAATTAGATCGTAGAATGAATGAATCGTAATCTAAATTACTTGATTCTAGGATTGTGAAAGTTCCATTAAACGGAGCGCCTACGCCGGTAACGACTACGCTCTGACCTACGCCGAAGTTATTATCGCCTAGGACGTAATACGTCGCGATGTTATCTTGTAGCGCTACGACATCGATCGGGCTTGAATACTTTACGAGCATAGGCAAGATAACCGCCTCAGCCGTATCAATTACATCTGTTAGATATGCGTCGTTATAAAGGGATGTAGAAACGCCAAGGATAGACCTTAGTTCTGCTACGGTGACAATCGTTGCCATCTCTACATCCTCTCTAGTAAACGACTGGGGGAGCGATCGGGAGCAACCGCCCCCCCATGATTAGGTTTGTGACTACGCAACCATGAAGCGGTATGCGCCAGCGCCAATCTTTGTAGCGATTGCGCCATAGCCGTAGTATCCGACCTCGACCTGACCTGTTGAGATGAGGTTTGTCTGGAGTGATAGGCGTGGTGACTCGTACCATGTGTATGCATCTGGGTTTACGACGATGAGTGTGTTATCGCCAAGTCCTGATCCATCTGTGAGTGCGCGTGATACGCGTAGGTTAAGTCCAAGTAGGTTTCCACGAACTGCAGTAGCCGTCAAAGTTCCGCCGGCGTTCTGTGGGTTGATTGTCTGCTGGAAGATTGGACGGTTTGAAGAATCGACCAAGCCCATGAGCGCGCCCCATTGTTCTGGAGATACGACGATGTTCTCAGCGAATCCGAGTGTGCCCTTGTAGATTGACACGGCTGCATCTGATACGAAATCAGATACTAGTGCGCCAGTTGTAAGTGCTGCACGGTTTCCGCCGTCTGTTCCGCCGTTGATTAGCGCGGTTCCGACTGCTATGTCTGTAGCCTTTGCGTAAGCGAACTCCATTTGACGTACGAGTTCTGCAAAGAACGCAGGAGATGAACGATCAAGAAGTTCAAGGCTGAAAGTCTGACGGCCAATAAACTTCTGTACTGATACTGATACGAACGCTGAATTCATATCTGTTTCTGATGGTGCTCCACCCTCGCTCGCGACGGCGACTGTTGGTGCTACTGTCACCTTTGGAATTTCGAAGGACATGCCGGCGTCTGGTAGTGCGCCTGTTGAGATTGAGTCAATAAATGGACGATCTGCGTTTGAGATGCCATTGATGACCTCAGTTAATTGACGTGTAGGAATGAGTCCTGCGTTGTCTGTTGTGTCTGCTGCTGCTGCGACGTACATCTTTGATGTTTCGTTGCCAAGTGAAGCGCGGACTGAGTGCTCGAGATAAGAAGCCTTATCAACGATAGGGTTACGAACTGTTGTCGAAATATAAGGTGCAGTTGCAGCCTTAACTTCGACTCTTGCAGCCTCTACCGTTTCTGCGGCAGGAGCGACTTCTGGAACGGTAGTGTCTGACACTTGTTCTCCTTCTGTGGTTGATGGTATTTCTTCCTGAGTTGGCTCAGAAACTTCATTGTCTACTGCCGCTACTTTCGCGACCTCAGCGCCTGGAATTGCGCCGTCTGTTACGAGGCTGACCTCGATTAAGTTACTTGCGCTGATAGCCATTACGCCGTCTTCGTTATCCCACTCTGCGACATCTACGCCCACGCTAAAATCTGAACGAAGCCCAGTAGCGGCTTCTTCTAATGCGTCATTACCGGCGGTGGTCTTAGCGATCTTAAATTCTGCTGTGATGCCTTCTGAATCTTGCTCGAATGAAACCATCTTGCCTAATGGACGAGTGACATCGTGCTGTAGAACTAGCTTGATGTTCTTAGCCATAGTGATGGAATCTTCTTTGAACATAGTGCGTCCGGCTGATGTGCTGCCTTCTGCGTTCCATGACACGATTCGGCCAGCGATGATTCGTGACTCTGTGTCTGCCGCCGTGATGGCGTATGGCATAGTGATCTTCATTGATTGCCTCTTTCGTTATCGATTAAATCTTCTTCACGTTGAATTTGCTCGACGCTCATAGCGCCAATGCGATTAAGAATCTCGTAGACCTGCGCGCGTTGTAGTGCGTCGGTGCGTAAGAAGTTATCCAGGTCGAATCTAATCTCACCTGTCGAAGCGATAAAATCTGGCATAGATAAACGCTGTTCGATCGAGGTTAAAATCGGTTTCATGGAGAAGTCGATAAGCGAACGCCTCTCCGAAACGCTGTTGGAGTAGGTCATGCTCGATGCTTCGGCGCTTACGAAATATGCAGGAAGATTGCAAGCGCGAGCCAATTCCAGAGCGACATATTGACGAGCCTCATTGAGCTGTAGTTTGGCTGGATCGATGCCCAACGCTTGCAACTCTACATCGGCATTTAAGAACGCTGTAGACTTAGTAAGTCGAGCGGTACGCCATGATTCAAGTAGTTTAGAAATACGTTCTGCTGGTAAGTTAGTTCCGTTAGACTTAAGAACCTGTAAAGGTACTGGCTCTTTCGCGAAAGTTTCTGCGGCTTGTTCTAGTGCGTGCGCTGCGCGAATTGTGCGACCTGCGCGATTAAGGATTCCTTCATCGAGTCCGTAGAACACGACGAGAGAACCTACTCCAGCATTAGGGACGATTGATCCGTCTACTTGATATCCGACTATCTCGGTCTGGTTGTTATTAAGTTTAGGTGTTACGCGATCTGGCGCTACGCGAGTCCAGGAACGCACTCGACCTGTTTCGCCATACTGCTCTAATACTTGGCCATAACCAATTCCATGAAAGAGTAAATCTTCTGCTAGCCATGCATAGATGGCAGAGCCAGGGACGCGTGGGTCTGGTTGATTGATAACCGCCGGTACTGGCATGTAAGAACCATCGAGGCGTGAATACTGTGTAAGGGGTAGTCCTGCTAATGTGCTACAGATGATATTGCGAGCGCGTGCGATTGTCGGTACTGCCATCGCTTGCTGACGGCTTGCTACCGATTGAGTAAATACGAAAGGGTTGAATGACGCGGTGTTGTTAAACGGCGCTGGAGTAGAAGCCGCATCGACGGTAATCTCTACCGCTGGCTTTGATGTGAAGATGTCCCGAATTCCCATTGGACATATTATACAGTAATGTCCAACATTTAGACATTATCCTATCTGAATGTCCACTTCCGATTCTCCTCGAGTTGCAAAGTGAGTAACCATTGCAGCCGCTACCGCTCCGCATACGATTCCAGAAGCCTTACGGCCCATAACCCAGCCGCCATCTCCTCGAGTAAGTTTTACCGCGCTTAGGACTTGTTTTGTCAGCTCTTCCTGATCTGAGTGCTGAAGGCGCATCGATGTCACGGCTGATACGAATTCGTCGCATGATTGCTGGTATTCCTGACCGCCAATCTCGTACATAGGAATTCCTGCTGGCTGAAGTCTTGCCGCTACCGCGCTGGCGGTGCTCTTACTATAAGCAACCTGATTAACAGGGAACTTACGAACCCAGAACGCTATATCGTTAGCCATTTCCTTATCGTCAAGGTTCACGGGATTGAACCAGGTGTGAAGTAGTGTGACCATGAACTTATCGGTATCGATCCTTTGACCGGCAACAAGTGAGCCATGTTTTCTGTCTGGGCTAAGATCGATCGCCATCCAGGTATCTTTCTCGATGTCTAATTCTGGGACTTCAGCTTTACATTTCTTCCATTCGGCCTCTGAGATTACTGGGTTGATCATTGAAACGAATTGGCAGAGTACTTCAGTCCTAAAGATGTCTTCTCTATCAGATAGTGAATCTTTGATATTGTCCTCATGGACTGTGTGACCTAGCGACGGATTAGATTGATACCAGGCTTCCTTATCGGTGATATCTGCTCCTGGAACCGCACTCCACTCAAACCAACCGATCGAATCATCTGTTCCTTCTGAAGCGGCGAGCCCTCGCTCTCTAAACTTAAGCAATAAAACCGAATTCGCGTGGCCAGCATTGGAATAGACATAACTTTGAGGATTAGGATTACTCATCTGAGTAAAGCGCATCGAAGACCAGACATCTTCGGTATCGAACTCTCTCAGCTCGTCGATATGAATTACATCTGGAGCGGCAATACCTCGAGCGGCCGAATTACCGGCACGGATCAAATAACGAGCGCCATTCTTAAAGCGCATCTCCTGGGAACCCTTGCTTTCGTACTTCTTGAGGAAGTTATCCTTAAGTAGTTCGCTATCTTCGATCATTAAGCCGACTTTGTAATAGATTTCGGCTGCTGTGTTAAGTGTGTGAGCCGTAGCCAGGTGCATTTTCTCGCCTAGGATGTAAATTCCAAATAAGATTCTAAGCGCCATAAAGGTCGATTTACCCTGTTGGCGTGGAAGCATGATCCCAATTAGGGGATGAGCCCACCTGCCATCTGGCTTATAGCGTAAGCAATCTCTAGCTAAGTCTTCCTGCCAAGGAAGCATCGGGAAGCCGATATCTTTGCAGAACTGCACCATCTCATCGCCCCGAGTCGGTAAATCTAGGGGTTTAGAGCGGATTCTAGGCACTTGAGAGCCATAACGGCGATCTGCTACCTCTTCCCAAGCCTTCTGAGGCCCTTCTGAGCCTGTTTGAGCCGATGTTGTCACTCTGAGTCCTTTTGTGGCTGATAGTGGCTTATTGAGGCGTTTTGAGGGGAATTAAGATCATGAAGAGTCGGGGGTGTTCTGTGCCCATCAAAAAACCTACCCCCCTTGCTTGAGTTACATGATCCGCATAATACTTGTAAATT